TGAATATGACCTTTTCCACCTTCTGCTAAATTATATAAGTTATTGTTATTTTTAATTAATTCAATTTCAGCATCATTTAATTCATCTAAGCTATTGAATTCTTTTAATATTTCAAATTTAAAAGCTTCTTCTCCATACTTAGTCCAAGCTGCTTGTAGATATCTATTCTTATGTCTACCGGCTCTTAATTCATACAAATGCTCTTTATGTCTTACAATAAAAGCACGCGTAGTTTGACCTACATATCTAAAACCACTCCCTATATGAACAATTTGATAAAGCAACATACCCATAAGATTGTCTCTAAATAAACTATATCATAGTCTTGGTTGATTCATGTTAATCTTTAACTTATAATAGACATAGGAGACTCTTATGGGCAAATCTAGACGTGGCGAGAAAGAGTACAGTAAAGAACAAAGATTAGTTAAAGAAAATAAGCAATTAAAACAACAAGTTGCACAGCTAAGGAAACAGTTAGCTAGGTTAGATTTAGATAGATATTCCTCTGTAAAAGAAATTATAGATGAGCAATACGAAGAAGATAAGAAATTTGATCAGGCAGACTTACTGGATAAACTTAAGAAAGAGTGGAAATGCAGAGACTGTGACGAAGGCCATCTAGAAATCGTCATTTATAATAAAATTGATACCACATGGTATTTTAGAAAGTGCTCAGACTGTTCTAACAGGACCAAGTCCCAAAAATATGATTCCAAACAAGTCAAGGGAATTGGTAAGAAATAATTAATTGATCCACCACGTAGAGAAGGCATTGGCTGGCTTAGGATTGTAATAAATCGACGCAACAGCCTTCATTCCAGTAGGTCCGTAATCTTTATAAAGCCTATTAAACCATATTTTAGCCATCATTCTACAAAACCAAGAATCTTCTTGGGTTGCTTGAATTAAAAGCCAGCATAGGCGTCTAGAATCTGTATCTGAAGTGTTTGTGTTTACACAACTAACAGCAATTGCTAGGCCAGTATAAATCATTATGGGCCATAGCCAGAATTTCCAGAATTTATACATTCCAGATGCGGTATAACTAGCAAAAGCCATTTGCAACTGTCTCCATTGCATAGAAGGCCAATTCCAAGACCCATCTGAATTTTTTATATGATTTGGATTAGAAGTATTAAAAAACCCTAAATTATAAAATCCATACTGTAATATCGAATAGGCTACCTGTGGTTTATTTAATATTTTAGATGCTGCCAAGATACCGTAAATATTGTCCGGTGCATCTATAGCAGTATCTCCAGGTGCTCTTACTGTCAAACCAGGTACTATCATGGATTTATCCATTAATTGTTCCCATTTATCTAAGTCTGCTTGAACAGCTAGGCCATTTTTTTGCATTGCTATATACATTTCTGATGTATACATCGTTTCGTTATCACACGATCTGATGGTACCGGGTTCAATTTGCTCTGGAGATGCATAGCCATCAATTGTTAAATAGGATGCAAAATCTTCTTTAAAACCCATATATTACCTCTCTATATAGTATAAGATTGTTTTCCTTTACAAATACACAAAATATGGTTATATTAGTATTTGGAGGTCTGATGTTTACTTCTTTAATGACTATTTATGCAGCTGGGAAAGCTATGGGTGTACCTGCAGCTATTTTGGTTGCCATATGTACCCAAGAGAGTGGGTTAAAAAATACCACAAATATAAACGATGGCGGTTCACCAAGCCATGGTGTGTGTCAAATCAAGCTAGGCACGGCACAATTACTGAAAGATAAATATAAAATTTCTAAGAAAGTAAATGCAGAGACTTTAAAAGATCCAGTAAAAAATGCATATTGGGCAGCTTTATATTTAAAATTTCAATTACAAAGATATGACGACAATTTATGCATGGCCGTGCCAGCGTATAATTCCGGAACATTCTTAGAAAGTGCTACCTATCCAGGCACTGCGAAAAACTACGGTTACATCAAAAGAGTACAACAACATCTGCCAGATGAATTAAAATATTTACTGGATTGTCCTAGAAAGCAAAAAAACAAATGAGAGTCATGGCGATAGACTGCGAATTCAATCAACCGAGCAGAAAATGTATACAAATAGGCGCTGCTATATTTGATGTAAGATCTGGAAGTATAGTTGCAACTTTTGAAACTTATGTAAACCTACAAGAGCCAATTGCACCTCACATTACAGAGTTAACTGGCATTACAGACAGAGATGTTGAAAATGCCCCATTAATAGCTCAAGCATTTAATGATCTTAAGTTATTTTTTGAACAACATAAACCTTTCATGAATCCTTTGGTATGGGGATCTGGTATTAGAAACGACAGCCAAGCAATATATCAAGAAGCAATTCCGTCATTGGATCGTGAAAATTGCCCTAATTTTATGGGTTTTAGGGTTTTAGATGTAAAAACTATATACCAAAGTATAAAAATGTTTAATAATAATACGATTAAGGGTGGTTTGTCTACAGCTTGTCAAAAATTAGGCATACCTTTTGAAGGTATTCAACACACCGCATTAGCAGATGCAATAAACACCTTTAGGGTATGGCATTTTTTAGTAAAGAGGTTCAATAATGAAGTATGAGGTTATAAGGTTCTGGGATGATTGCGAAGATCAAGAAACACTGGGATTCGTTAGTTCCACAGAAGAAGGCTATCTTTTACAAGACAAGGATTTGGAAGAATTGAATCCTTTTAGCAGAGAACATGTTTATTACAAGATGGTCTCCATAAAAGATTCTTAAGAACGATCTAATGCCCAAAGTGCCATCATGCCGACAAAATCAAAGTTCAATTTGTAACTAGATTTTGTTGCAGCCGTATGGTTCTCTCTAACTACTTTTGCCTGTGGAATGAACAAAATGTCTTCTTGACTCTGTCTATCTTGAATCCTAATACTTACGTATGGTGATGCACCTAAGTCCGTAAAAAGTGGTCTTAAATTCTTAGCTTGAATTCCGCCACTATTTTTTATCCTTATTCCAGACACATTTCCTTTGATTGTCAATCTTGTTCCTGCAATTTCTTGAGGCATTGGAGAATCTATTCCATATATAGGCTCTTCTCCATAATCCACACTAAAAGTAAGTGTTTGGACTTCTTTGTACTGAACATTGTTAACCCACAAAATTATATTTGCACCTGATAATACTATTCCTGCCGCCATAAATTACACCTTTTTAAAAATAAAACCTTTGCAATTTAAATACTTACCATCAATTACTGACTTAATGCTTGTTTTTGATATATTAGTATCTTTAGAAGCATCTTTTAATGAGGAATATACTTTTTGATTATTTTCACAAAACACTTTTATCTTCATTTTGTTTTTAGCTTCTGATAATCTTTTTTTAGTCTCCTCTGAGTGAGTTTTTCCAAAAAAAGGATTTTCCATACCTATTTTTTTACCTTTTCTCTTTAAAGACATACTCTTTTTAGATTCTTTGGTGTGTTTTTTACCAAACATTCCATTATTTTTGCCTTTTGAAGACAATGCAATTTTAGCAATTATTTCTGGTGTTAAAAGTGGTTTAATGCGCCTTTCTTTTAAGGTTTTAGAAATTGCATTTTTATGTTCTTGTGTGAAAGGTTTGCATTTTTTACCCAAATGAGCTTTTGAAAGTTTATCTTTAGTGCTTTGATGCATTATTTTATTCTTACCACCGCTATCTAAGTTATACCCATTTGGTGCTAAAGTATTGAAAAGCTTAATATAATACTGTTCTCTGTGATTCATTTCTTCTATAGAATTACATCTTGCTATTACTTTTACTTCGAAGTTTTCTTTGCCGTATTTTTTAATAGTTCTTGATATTAAAGTATTATTTTTATTTTTTATAGAACTGTGAATATGCTGAGACCATCTTATGGACATGAGTTGTATAGTCTGCCCAATGTAACGTTTTCCATTGATTTTGTTTGTAATTCTATAAAGTATCATTATGGGCCCCAAATATATGGATTTTCGTCATATATAGTTCCCCACTTACCTAGACCATACGATGATGG